TGGATTCTCGAAAAAATGGATGTACCTTTTATACCTACTGAATGGAATGTTCTTAGAGATAAGGCTTTTGCTAAAGACCCTTATAAAATGAATGGTATGTCTGTTATTGGAAAATATCTTGCAAAGATGAAATTAAAACAATGGAATAAATATGGATATGCAGATACTCCAAAAATTATGAAAGAGATGGAGTAGGAAGAAGAAAGAAAGAGAGTTGCTCAATAGACAGAAAGACTTCGCCATGAAGCTGAACTTAAAGTTAAGTTAAGTGAAGGAAAAATTTCTCAGGCTTAGTATCAAACTCTTGTTAGCACAGAGACTCAAAATAAAGAGTTGGCGCGATGGGGTAATGCAATTACTGGAGAGCACTTAGGTCAGCCTGGATTCCAAGTTCACGGTTCCCCACAATCTTATGCAGAAGCGTTAAGTCGAGCAAAAAATCCTTTTCAATAGCAAAACTTCATGTCGGAGAGTTAGTTGATTGACCCTGGCGCGGATTTAGAAAAAGATGAAAAAATGTATCTTGCGATTAAATGGGGAAGACTTTATACTCCCGCTCAATGGGTTGCTCTTGAGCAGTTGTATAATGAATTTATGAACTCTTTTGATATACAGGGCGCCGCCAGAATAGATACTTTGAAAAAAATTTGTAAAACATCTTTAAAGATGGATTAGGCTATAGATAGCGGCGATATAGATTCATATCAGAAATTATCAAGAGTTTATGACACTATGATGAAATCCGCAAAGTTTACAGAAGCGCAGAATAAAGATGGTGATGGTAAGAATATTGATTCAGCTTCTGCTATTGTAGATTTTGTTGAAGCTCATAGCGGACAAATTCCTCGCATGAAAATTGAAGAGCCTTTGGATATAGTAGATAAAATTATTTTTGATTTAAAATCTTATACTCGAAACTTAATTTATGATGATCCTTCTCTTGCTCAAGAAATTGAAAAATATTTACAAGATAAAAGAATTTCTGAACAAATGAAAAAAGATAAAGAGGAGGCTGCAGCTAAAGGATTAGATTATGTTCCATTGGAAGATTAGGATATGGTAGCTTATAAAGATACTTTAAGACATATGTCTGAAGAAGATAAAGAGTTAACTGATGAAAAAATCGAAACAGACTATGGGAAAAGGAGAGTGCAACCTAAATGAATTTAAAATAGTTATTACAACTGTCTTCTGATAGAGAATATAAAAAACAAGGATTATCTGAAGAAAGATTAACTGCAGATATAGATGAGTTAAGAAGAATAATTGCTTTTTTTAGAGAGTATCCTGATATTTTTGTAGATTTTATTAAAGGCAAAGACAGTACCTTTAATTTTTTATTTTATCAAAGAATTTTTCTTAGAAATGTTATGCGGCATAGATATGTATATGCAACATTCCCTCGTGCTTATTCTAAGTCTTTCCTATCTATGATGGCTTTAATGATTAGATGTATTCTATATCCTAATTCCCATTTATTTGTAACAACAGGTGGTAAGGAGCAGGCAGCTTCTATTACTGTTGCTAAAATAGAAGAGATATGTAAATTAATTCCTGGATTAAATAATGAGATAAACTGGGATAGAGGTGTTTCTACTAAATCAAAAGATAATGTAAAATACGTTTTTAAAAATGGCTCAAGCATTGATATTCTTGCAGCAAGGCAATCTTCGAGAGGACAACGTCGTACTGGCGGTCTAATGGAGTAGTGTGTTCTTATTGATGGAGATATTTTAAATGAAGTTATTATTCCTACAACAAACGTTGATAGGCGTTTATCAGATGGTAGCCGCCATAAAGAAGAGAACGTAAATAAATCTCAAATTTATATAACAACCGCAGGATGGAAAAATAGTTTTGCTTATCATAAGTTAATATAGATTTTAATTAATTCAATAATATAGCCTGATTAGTATATGATAATGGGCGGAACTTATGAAACCCCAGTTATATCTGGTCTTTTGGACGAGAACTTTGTATAGCAACTGCGCTTACAAGGAACTTTTAATGATTAGTCATTTAATAGATAGTACAGAAGTATTTGGTCAGGAGATGTAGAAAATGCGTTTTTCTCATCTGAAAAATTTGATAAATATAGAGTTTTATTACAACCAGAATATTAGTATAGCGGACGCTCATCTAAAAATGCGTATTATGTATTTGGAATTGACGTAGGCCGTGTGGGTTGTACTACAGAAATTTGTGTATTTAAAGTAACTCCGCAAGTACAAGGAGCTGCTCATAAGACTCTTGTTAATATTTTTACATATGATGCAGAACATTTTGAAACTCAATGTATTCATATTAAACATTTATATTATAAATATAAACCTAAACGAATTGCGGTTGATGCGAATGGATTAGGAGTTGGTTTAATTGATTATTTAATTAAGTCTCAAGACACTGAGGATGGATAGTATTTACCTCCTTTTGGAGTTTTTAATACTAATGATTATCCTGAATATAAAAAGTTTGTAACTCCTGAGACTGTTAAAGATATTTTATTTTTAATCAAAGCTAACGCGCCCATTAATACTGAAGCATATAGCTATGCTCAAACTCAAATGTTTAGTGGTAAAATTAGGTTTTTAATAGATGAAGGACAAGCTAAAACTAAATTAATGGCTACTAAGCAAGGGCAAAATATGAATATGGATGAGAGAAATGAATATTTAAGACCTTTTATTTTAACGTCTATTTTAAAAGAACAAATGTTAAATCTTGTAGAAGAAAATGAAGGAGTTAACATTATTTTAAAACAAAGCAATAGAAGTGTTAAAAAGGATAAATTTTCAGCTTTTATATATGGATTATATTATATCCGATATGAAGAAGAATTAAGTAAAAAACGAAAGAAAAGAAATATATCAGACTTTTTATTTTTCACGCCAAGTTAAGGTCAAGTTTTATTAATTCAATACGCGTTTTTTTATATAAAGATAGAAAGGAGAAAATATGCGTGCATCCAGAGGAGAAATAAAAATAGAAGAAATTTTAAAAGAGTCTGGGTTAGAGTTCGCAGAAGAATACTCTTTTCCAGATTTAGTAAGTAACACAGGCCGCCCATTAAGATTTGATTTTGCGGTTTTTGATGATTAGCATAATCTTGATTTTTTAATTGAATTTCAAGGAATACAGCATTATGAAGCAAAAAGTAAATTTGGTGGGATGAATGGATTAAGAAAACAACAATATAATGACATGAGAAAAAGAGAATATTGTCGATAGCATGGGATTAAACTGGTTTTAATTCCCTATTGGGAATAGGCTATAATTACTTATGATTATATTCTTAATGCGGCTTGGAATACAGATTAAAGAGAGGTATTTAAAGTTGATTAATCGAATGGCTTAGATAAAGAAAAAAGGCTTTAATATGCCGATTGAAACTGAAGAATACCAAATTCCTGAAAGTGCGAATGGATATGTTCCTATTGACTTTTCAAAAATTCGAGTGGGAGTAAAAACCTTATCAGATGCCGTTTATAAATTAGGAGATTTTCAAAGAATAAACCCTCGATTAGCAGATAAACGTCAGGTTTTAGAAGCTATTCATTATGGGGATTTAGAAAGAATGAGAGATATTTCTAATTATTTTTATAAAATCAGTGGTATTTATCAAAGGTTATGTCGATACATGGCATATATGTATAGATATGATTGGTTAGTAACTCCTTATTACAGTGAGACTATGAAGCCAGAAAAAATAAAAGAAGGTTTTATGCAAACTTTAACTTTCTTAGATAAGTTTGAAGTAAAACGTTTCTTTGGTGAAGTTGCATTAAAAGTAGTTAGAAATGGTTGTTATTATGGATATTTAATTGCTAAGAATGGGACAGTAGTAGTCCAAGAGCTGCCGCCCAGATATTGCAGATCCGTATACATATCATCAAATCGGGAGCCTGTAGTTGAATTTAATATGAAATATTTTGATGATGCTTTTCCTTCTATTGAGTTAAGACAAAGAATCTTAAAAATCTTTCCTGCGGAATTTGAAAAAGGATATAAATTATATAAACAAGGGAAATTAAAACCTCAATATCCTGGAGATTAGGCTGGATGGTATTTACTTGAAGTTGGCTCTGTTATTAAATTTAATTTTAATGGGGAAGATTTTCCTCCTTTTATTGCA